AGTGTATCCAGTCTTACAAGTACACACACCATTTGAATCGCAAGTACCGTTTCCGGAACAATCTTGAGGGCATAATTTACTAGCACAATCATTTCCAGTGTATCCAGTCTTACAAGTACACACACCATTTGAATCGCAAGTACCGTTTCCGGAACAATCTTGAGGGCATAATTTACTAGCACAATCATTTCCAGTGTATCCAGTCTTACAAGTACACACACCAGTCTTTGAATCGCAAGTACCGTTTCCGGAACAATTTTGAGGACAAGTCTTTGTCTTATTATTCAATCCAGTATTTGCACTTTGAGATTTTTTAGGTGGTAATATAATCATTGCTGTAATAAGTGATATTAAAACTACACAACCTAATATTATAATTACATTTACTGTACTTTGTTTCATTTATTATTATTATTTATTTTTAAATTTTTCATTATAGATTTAATTAAAAGTGGAGGAACACATTCTCCAATTACTTGTCTTATTAGTGTGTCAGAAATATTATCTGGAATATTCCAATCAGACTCAAGACCTGTTAATAATATCAATTCATAAACGGTTAATACTCTTGCATCTGAATATGTCATATCTTGTTTTAATCTTCCAGGATGTACATTGTTTTGGGACGAAATACTACCATTTGCCATAGTAATTGTTGGTGCTGGTTCGTCCCAGTTGATTCTTTTGTATGTTGTTTTAAATCCTCTAATTTTTCTCCCATCTTTTTGCGGAAAATAAATTTCGTTATCAAATGCCGTTTTTCCTGTTGGTGTGTGAGACATCCAAAGAATATGTCTGTCATTGTGTTTTTTAGCTGAATGATGTTTGTGTATTGAACTTTTTTGTTGACTTTCTAGTGTAGGTAGATCACCTATCATATCTCTTACTGTTATAATGTAATCTAGTTTTTTTGGTATTTTCCAAATGTTACAATCTAGTCTCGATAGTAATATTATTGCTCTTTTTCTTTTTTGGGCAGTACCATAATTGCTAGCACAAACTACATCGTATACCAAATTATAATTATCACTCGTTTTTTGTTTAATTATATCTATAACACTTGTTTGTGTATTGTTATAGTGTATCGATTTTGCTTTTATAAATTCTGGTACATTTTCTATAATAACATACTTAGGTTGTAATATTTCTATAGCATCTAGTATGTATAAAAACAAGATGTCTCTATGGTCTCGAGACTCTTGTTTTCCTGCTTTACTAAAAGACTGACATGGTGGTGTCGCATATATAAAATCTATATTTTCTTGTTGGCTTTTTAAAATAATTTCTTGGAATATATTTTCGTGTGTAATATCTCCTTGTATCATGTGTGTTTCTGGATAGAACCAGTTGTATAATTTAGCTCTTTTTGGTAATATTTCGTTAGCAATTTTCATGTCTACAAATTCTGATATATAGGTTTCTCCTATACCAGCACTTGAAAATAAAGATAAACCTTTCAATTTCATTATATTTATAATGAGATTGAAAATTATAAATCAATTTTAACTATACAAATTTATTGATACAAACCTAGATACACATTATTTCATTAATATTTTACTACTGCCTCTATCTTTAAATTGTAGACATGTTTTATTATATTTATTACCACTTCCTTTTTGCTGTAAACCAATAAAGCGACTAAGTTCTAAATTTCCCAAATTAGTTATTTTACATTCTCCTGATATTTTAGAAACTAATTCATCGTACAACATGACTACAGGACTTATATTTTTTGTTTTTGAATAGTAATCATTGTTGAATATAAATATATTAGCTGTATCTTCTGTGTTTTTACAGACACCATTTGATAATATTATTTTTAGTATATTAGAATAATTATTTTTTAGAAAATTAATAACTAAATCTTGTTGTTGAGAATCGATTTCATGTATCCAAAATCTTTTCTTGTGTTTAAGCTTAGGTTTTCTGTTTACTTGTAATAGTTTTAGTTGTTGAGGTGATGGTTCAATTAATCCCAAAAATTTCTTAAAACTCGTGTTGGTATCAATATCCATTATTGAATCATATTTTGTTTCTAGTATTTTAACAAAATTATTGAGTGATATTATTTGATATTGAGTACCTTTATTACTCATTTTAACAGAAATTCCCAACTTTGTGTCGTTATAACAATACCAAATATCAGCTTTTCGTGTAGTTTTTTTCCCAATTAAACTTTCAACTTTGTTAGACGGACATTTAACAAAGAATCCATCCAATGTTACATCAGGATATAAAAGCTTAATCTTATCAACAAACTTAGTCTTATTTTCTATTTTATTAAAATGGTCAACCATCAATTGTTCAAATTTTAAACCGTTTGTTCTAGCAATATTACCATATGATGCTGTCATTTATTATAAAAATCCATAACATTAAATATTCAATTTTAATTTATTTTTATTTGTAATATTTTCAATCATCTCTATTTCATATGGAAAAGTTTATAAGTCTTTTGCTATTTAACTAAATTGTATTTGGAATTATATTTGGAATTGTATTTGGAATTGTATTTGGAATTGTATTTGGAATTGTATTTGGAATTGTATTTGGAATTGTATTTAACAATACACAATTCCAATTTTCTATATAGACATTATTATAGTTAATATTTTGATTATTCAAAATATTTTCACAATATTTTTTAATTATAGGATTTCTTGGAGGAGTGCATATACAACTTTTATCTGTATTACAATACCAAGTATTACCAATATTTAGGTTAGGTTCACTTTCCAATTTACCAATTAAACCACCATAAAAATACAATATTGTAAATTGTATTAATTTTTTCTTGTTTTCGAAAGATAAACTATCGAAATTATCAAAATTTTTATAGATGTTTTTTATTAATTTATTGCAATCATTTAAATTATATGAAATAACTCTAAAATTAAATGTAGTATTTACAGTATCATCTAATACTTTATGATAAGTGTTAGGTATATATAAAGCATCTTGACTAGGGAAAACCAAATCTCCAATTTGTTTTGAATAGTGATTATTACCTATTTTACTATTTTTTTGACATATATATTTAAGTTTATGATACAAATTTATGTTATCTACTTTAACTGTTTTACTATATTTAGAATTATTGATAACTCTTGTTAAGATTATAGGTCCTGTTACTGACAAAATTAAACCTTTAGTATTATTTTCAGATGTAGTCCAACAATTTTGTACCTCTGATGAAACACTGAATTGATATTTTTTATAAGGGTATTTATGTAGTTGTAATATATTATTAACAACATTTAATAATATTTCATATACAATTGGAGCATTTGGTCTTGCATATAAAAACCAATTAAGGTATTCTCCATTATCAAAAATATGAATTTGTGGTTTTATTTCTTTCCAGTTACATGTCATCATATCATATGTGTCATCAATATCAGGAAGAGTTCCTGTTATACAAGATTTCGCATCAATATATACCCCTCCGTACTTGTAAATTATTGCATACCTTAAGAAATCTGCTTTAGCTGCACCGAAAATAGGATTTAACAAACTAAAAGCAAGTGGAATATTAGAATTTTCTGAAAAATTTTCTCGTAACCAACTCAATGCATTCGACCAATTTTCATCATGTATAAAAAATTTTTGAGACCAACCAGGTAATGATTTTTGAGTAGTTTTAAAAGGTTCTTGATCAAAATATCTACCTCCACAATTAGAATTATTACACCAAATTCTCCATACTATTTTAGGAACAGATAGTTTTTTAGATTTTAGAGAAATATTTTTATGTATATTTTCATTATTTTCTAATAATTTATAAAATGTAATATTTTCATGAATATCTAATAATTTATAAAATGTAATATTTTCATTAATACTATATGTGTTTTTGTTAATGCCTAACATAAATACACCATATACGAATATAATTATAATTAAGATTAAAAATATAACTTTATAATGTTTAAACATTTATTAATAGTATTATATTTTAAATAATTACACAACAAATAAATTATACATTTTTCTAATTAAACATTTATTAATACTATTATATTTTAAATAATTACACAACAAATAAATTATACATTTTTTCTAATTAAACAAACCAAATCAAACAAGATTTTACAATCAATTTCATTGTATTTAATAATATCTTTCATTATAGGTGTAGTTAATATATTGTCTGTATGTTTTCGATACAAATTCCATGCTTGAGTTTGTGCTTCCATACCGGAACAACATTCACAATCATAATTAGTCGTAATCAATCGTTTACTAAACAAAGCCTTGGTAATAGATTTTAACTTGTAATTATAACAATCTTTTATAACTACATGATTATCAATAAAAAATTTGTATAAATCTAACCATTTCATTAACTCATTTTTTTCATTAGGCCAACTATTAAGAATTAACAACAAATTGTCAAAATTGTTGTTTTTGTAATTGTACTGATATTGTCTGTTATACATTTTTTTCCAAATATTTTTTTCAGCAGACCAGTACAAAATGTTAGTACATTGCCGTTTCTTTACAAAATCGATAAAGTTGTTCACTATTTTAAACTCTTCGTTATGAGACAACTTTTCACAAGTAAAATTTTTGTATTCCCATCTGTTATTTGTAAAATATCCCACTCCTATCATAAATATACACTCTTTCGACCAATTATAAGGCATGTGATTAAAATCTGAAAACAAATCGCTTATTGTTTCAAAGTCAACATACAAATTGTTTTTATCTAACATAACATCACTAATTTTTATTTTATTATGTGATATTAGTTTTTCTGACTGGTTATTAATCATTATTATTTTATCAATTAATTTACTCCGTTTTCCTTTTATACCTAAATTTCGAGAATTACAACCATTGTCTTTAATGCTAAATATACCTTTACTAAATGCTAGTAACTTATTGTTATAACTAACATTCCAAATTTGTGTGATATCATTAATATTTTTAGAAATTTCATCTTTGGTTTGATTCCAAACACCAGAATCCACACACATGTTGGGAAACAATTCTTTACGAGATGGCATAGGATATAAACTCCATTTTTCACCCTCCATTTTAACAAGTCTTAACCACTTAATACTATCGACACATAATCTTTTGATATTATTGGGTAAATCTGGCAAATCAATTTTAGCAATGTTTTTAATACAATTATAAGATTGTTTTTCATGAATTCTACTTCGTCTACTTAACAACAAACAATATCTTGGTTTGTAACCTTGAACATTACCTAAAATATTGTTAAGCATATAGAGTTTACACAATAAATAATTTTTGATTTTTTTAATTTGTCTTTTTTCATTGAGAAATGTTGTAGAATAAGTTGTATGTAGAATCACATAATGGAAACAGGTATCTAGTTTAGGAGCTGGAATATTTATTTCTCGAGTTTTTATGTCGTAATCAAATAAATTGTTAATATAGTCACTTCTCACCAAGAAATCACATACTCCAGATAACTCATAATTTACATTAATTAAAGGAGCACTATAAATCAACGGAACACCTTTCTTCATGTTTAAAATTGTTTGATTTAACATATCAATATTTATCTGTTTGCTGATAGATACTACAGGTGAGATGTTGTTAGAGATGTACTCTACTAAATGTGTTTTAAACTGATTTGTTAGAGACACAATTGGATTTACTTTGCTAGACACTGTTTTTTCGTGATAAAGATTCAACCAATCAACAAGTGTGTCGTTATTAACATAATTATATATTTTATTTATATTTACTAAATTATTAGTTTCAAAATTATGTAATTCATTTAAAACTTCTTTAGATATTTCTGCATACTTTCGTTTCATTTTATTATTAATGTTGTTGTTTATAAACTTTATTCAATTTTATTACTAACATATTACACAACAACATTTTCTTGATTGTGCTATTTTGTGTGTTGAATTGTTGCCTAATTTCTGCCATTCTTGTATAGTATAGTTAGATCCCATACTATGATTACATCTACTACAAATAGGTCTTAAATTAGTTATTATAGTACTTCCTCCCTTACTTTCAGGTAGATCATGACCTACATGAAAATCAAATACTGTAATCGTATTACTACACCAAGCAATATAACATTTATTTTTAAATTTGTCTCCAATATATCTTCTCCAAACTTGTTCTCTTAAAGCTTTTGGAATTTTTTGTTTTTTTAGAATTGACATAGTATATTAACAAGAAACAACATTTAAAATCTTATTTAAAATTAAATCACTTAAAATTAATATAAAATTATGTGTGGCATTTTAGCATTATTTAAAACAAAATCATTAAGTCTACAAGAACTTAACTGTATAAACGAATCATTCGTTATGTTAAAAAACAGAGGACCTGATCAGTCATCATTAATACAACAAGAAAAGGAATTACTATGTTTCACAAGATTGGCTATCGTAGGAATAGACGAAAAAAACAAACAACCATTTTTAGGAGAAAACTCAAGTCTTATGTGTAATGGTGAAATTTTCAACCACAAACAATTAGAAAATAGTTATGGATTAAGTTGTGTTACCGAAAGTGATTGCGAGTGTATCTTACATTTACACTCACAAATAGGATTTCAAAATACTATAGAATCATTAAATGGAGATTTTGCTATAGTATTAAGAGACAACAACACAGTGTATTTTGGAAGAGATAGAATAGGTGTTAGACCTTTGTTTTACGGTTTTACAAACAACGGAAATTTTGCTATTTCATCGTATGCCAGAGCACTAACCAACTTTTGTGACAATGTCATCCAAGTTAAACCTGGTTGGGGGGCTTTTAATATTACTACACAACAACTTGAATTTAACGAATACACAGCATTAACCAACAGCTTAGATCTTAACCAACTACATTTAACACGACTTATTAACACAGAATTAATTAATTCTGTTAAATTAAGACTTATGTCAGACAGAAAAATAGGATGTTTGCTGTCAGGAGGTTTAGATAGCTCTTTGGTTGCTAGTATATTGTGTCGTTTGGTTGGTTCTGAAAATGTTAGAACTTATTCGATTGGTATGGAAAACTCACTTGATTTAGGATATGCTAAACAAGTTGCAGAATACCTTAATACAGATCACACAGAAGTATATTTTACACCTCAAGAAGGTTTAAGTGTTATACCCGATGTAATAAAAGACTTAGAATCTTATGATATTACAACTATCAGAGCAAGTATACCGATGTGGCTACTTGCTCGGTATATTTCCAATAACACACAAGATATTGTGTTGTTTTCAGGAGAAGGAGCAGATGAATTATTTTGTGGATACTTATATTTTCACTATGCCCCAAACACAGACGAATTATCAAAAGAAAGCCTAAGACTAATCAAAGAACTATACAAATATGATGTCTTAAGAGCCGATAGATGTATCTCTTCACATGGTTTAGAATTAAGAGTACCTTTTCTAGACCCAAGTTTTATTGATCTGGTTTTGTCTTTACCAGACCAAGTAAGAAAACCTACACAAAATTTCGAAAAATATATTTTAAGAAAATCTTTTGAAAACTATTTACCAGAAAATGTGTTGTGGAGAAGGAAAGACGGTTTCAGCGATGGATGTAGCAATCCTACCAAATCTTGGTATGAATATATAACAGAATTTGTTGATATACAAATTAAAGACTCAGATTATAATAGCCAACTATTTCCTAGCAAAGAAGCAATGTACTATAAACAGATATATGATACAATTTTTCCTAAATACCAGCCAGTATATGAATACTGGTTACCTAAATGGGTTGACCACAAAGGAAACCCATCTGGCAGAATTACAAATATTTTTAATGAATAAAATTAAGTAATTTAAAAAAAACTTTTCATTAATTAACAATGAAACAAAAGGTAGTTCTCAAAAGACTAAGGAAGCTAAACACAATTTGGCATCCAGATTCTAAACTAGTATTTAACAACATTAAAGAAAAAAAAGTTATTGGATTTTATGATGAAGATAATGAAGAATTAATTAAACAATTAACAGATAGTGATGTACAAACATGCCTAAAATATAAGTTCAAATATGATGAAGCAATAGTTACTGTAGAACAGGAAGAAGAACAGGAAGAAGAACAGGAAGAACAACAGGAAGAACAACAGGAAGAACAACAGGAAGAAGAACAGGAAGAAGAACAGGAAGAAGAACAGGAAGAACAGGAAGAAGAACAGGAAGAACAGGAAGAACAGGAAGAAGAACAGGAAGAACAGGAAGAAGAACAAGAGCAGGAACAAGAGCAGGAACAAGAGCAGGAACAAGAGCAGGAACAAGAACAAGAGCAGAAGGAAGAAGTACAAGAGCAGAAGGAAGAAGTACAAGATATTGTAGTTAGTGATCAGCAAGACATTAAAACTATACTAAATATTAGTAATCTTTTGAAACAGTTACAAACTACATGTGTGGTTAATAAAGAAAAATATGATAAATTAAATGATTCATACAATAGACTTAAGAAAGACTATAAAAATATGGAAAAGAAATACAATGATTTGAATAACAAATTTAAGTTATTAAAATCGTTACTAAACTAAACAACACTTAATAGTTTATACAAATTCGATTTTGTATCTCTAAGTTGTTTACCATAACCTTTTCTAATTAAAAATTCTCTTAAAAATTCCTTTATAAAACCTAGAATAAACAAAACTAATAATATATAATACACTGGTTTACTTATTTTAATTTTCACCTTATTAATTAAAATAAATCCTAGAATCCATCCTAATAAATAAGCTATGATATCTCCTAAATTGTTTTGGTAAGTTTCGAGTTGTTGTTTTGAATATGGGTCTATTTTAACTTCGTGTAATTCTGATACTAAATGAAGTAAATTACTTATAAAGAAACTTAAAACAGGTTTATCTGGAAATACTACAAAACTTGATACAAGTCCACCTAAAAAGTGTGATATAGTATGAATATCTATATGAATCATTTATTAGTTAAAGTTTTAAAATATCAAATAAATATAATGAATCCATTATTCAATATTGTACATGTTAAAAATAAACTATCAAATGAAGAATGTAAAAGTTTGATAGAAATTGCTGAGAAATCTAATAAATGGACTAAAAATAGACATGATCACTATCCTACACATGATATCCCAACTATAGATTTACCAGAAACAAAACCTATAACAGACAAGTTACTAAATACGATTAAATTAGATTTGGTAGAAAAATATTCGTTAATCAATCCAACTGTTAGCTATCAAGATTTGTTTATTGTAAAATATAGTTTAGATGGTCAAAGTCATTTAAATATGCATAGAGATGTATCTATTTTGTCTTTTGTGTTACAATTAAATCCTAACACAGAATTTGATGATGGTGGTACTTACTACAAAATTCATGACAAAACTATTCGTTCTGATATAGGTGACATAGTTTATCACTGTGGTAAATTACATCACTCTGGTGTTAAAATAACAAGAGGTATTAGATATATTCTTGCTGGATTTTTAAATGTAACTGATAGCAATTTGGTAAATATTCCTAACAATCCTGTAACTAAAAAAATATTTAGTAGTATATCTGATAATGAAGTATTACATTGTTATTGGAAACATAACTTTATTAGTATAAATTTTGAAAAATTAGGAATGGGTAATTGTATGTTTAAACTGGCATCCGCAATAGGTATTGCTAAAAAACGAAATGTGAGTGTATATTTAGGAGAAATACCTCACAAACTACTTGGTTTCCAAACAAAATTATTTCCAAAATTGAAACCAAAAATCAGTATTGACGAAAAATATATTGGTGAAACATATGAAGGTGTGTATGATGAAAAAATGCTTACACAATATTGCGATGACATGTATAATATTCGTGTTGGTAGATATTTACAAAACACTAAATATTTTAGTCACTGTAAACAAGAAATATTAGATATGTTTCAACCAAATGACACATACATACAAAAATCACAAGATTGGTTTGCTGATAATAATTTAACAAATTGCGATAATATTGTAGCAATTCATTTTCGTAGAACTGATATGTTAGAAGAAGAACAAAATTTACCTAGTTTGGAATCGATAAACTCTTGTGTTATGAGTTTACCTCAAGAAAATTTGAAAATACTGGTATTTAGTGATGATCTAGATTGGGTATATAAACAAGATAGCTTTAAGAAAGAAAATTATTACATTGTTTCAACTAACGATTATATGTTAGATTTTACAATAATGTTAAAATGTCACTATTATATTTTAACTAGAGGAACATTTGCCTGGTGGGCAGCCTACTTATCGAAAACTAAACGACAGGTTTTTTATCAAAATGAATTCAAAGATACAAAATTGGAAAATAACTTTTCTGACGATTTCTATCCATCAGACTGGATACAGCTTAAAAAAGACAGATTAAATCTACAGGTAGATTTAGAAATTAAAATCATAAATTTAGATTATAGACCAGAAAAATACCAAAGATTACTAGAAAATATAGTTAACTTAAATGTTCCAACAGGTTTCACAATAAATATTTCTCGTGTCAATGCCGATAAAGGCACACAAGGCAATGTGTATAGTAATTGGGTTTTATCAGATCAAGATTGTAATAGTTATAAAGATAAAATTCAAGATGTTGATCTTTTAAATATATTTAAAAGATATTGGAACCGTTCAATTACAAAAGGCGAAATTGGTTGTTGGAATTCACATATGCAAACACTTCATTCAGAACCTGATTCTACTAATTATTTGTTAATTCTAGAAGATGATGCTTGTTTACCTACTAATTTTTTGTATAAAGTTAAAAGAAGTTTAATAGAGTGTAATCAAGAGTTTGATTTAATAGATTTCGGAGGCAAAGAAATGTATCAAGAAAATAGTGATAAACATTATTCTAACTATCTAAATTTTTCTAGTTATAATTACCAAACACATTGTATTTTATACTCTAATCTAGGTATTACCAAAATTAAACAAATAGATAGACACAATAACATTATTCCGTTCGATGAATTTATATCTTGTTTATCTCATAGTAATGTTAGGTCAGATATCAACAAACTCTATTGTGATGAAAAATTTTTGGCATTAACTCCTAAAACAAGATTTGTTTTTCAAACAGGTACTACTCATGACACAAACATCAGTTCTCATAATAGTTTCAACATGAATATCGATAAATACAATTCAATAGCATATGATTGTGAAATTTCAAGCTTACAAGATAATTGTGACAATTGTGATAATTACTGGTTTATTAAAAATAAATTTAATCAAGAAAACTATGATTCCAATAACACAAACACATATGACGAAATTATTCGTCTAACTAAAATCGCAAATCAAGGTATGTGGAATTTCAACATAAATGCTATTACAAAGTTTCAACATGTTGTTGTCAATAAATTTAATAATCCTTTAAAAGACTGGTTTACCAATTGTTACAACAACAAAAAATTATTGTTTATTGTCAATAGCAAAAAATCAAATGATGTAATAGGAGGAGAATTCATCATTAAAACAAATAATACACCAAGAAAATTACCTAGTGACACCGGAATTTTAATTGTATTTCCATCATTTATTATGGCTAAAATAACAGATATAGTAAAAGGTAACAGAGAATATTTAGTTGGATGGATTCTAGGACCCAACTTTAATTAAATCAAATTTCGAGTTTTTAATTTTTATTAATTAAAAACTTAAAATATTTATTGTAAAATCGTATCAACAATTTCACATACATTACTACACAAATCTAATTTAGTTAGAATATGATATAATCCATAGCTAATTTTGTGAAAATGAATCAAATGTCTCGGACAATACCATTCTTTCATTAGATCAACATTTTTGGTTGAAGACAAGTCTAGCCATTCAACATAAAATTCAAATTCATCATTTGTTACAAGTGGCTCATATTGAAGAGTGAAAAAATCATATGCATAGTCTCGAGACTCCTCAGACACACTCTCATCTAAAATAGTCATTGTCATTAGATGTTCTAAAATACCTGCTTTGTCATCAAGTTTTACAATACGATGTAAAGATTTTAGGTTTTCTAGTAAATCGTCATCAATATAATGAATTGAACCAAAATCCAATACACATAGTTTTGTACCATCTCGTTTTACAAGAAAATTTCCATAGTGACAATCACTATACAAAATATTGTGTTTATATAAACTAGTAAACACGAATTTAACCAACAATTCACCAATAAAATTTCGCTGTTCTTGGGTAGAATTTTCTATAAACTTATAAACTGATATATAATCAGTCATCTCTTCCATTACTAGAATATTTTTACTTGAAAACTCATCTAGTATTTTAGGAATTACTATATCTTCATCGTCTTTGAAATAATGATACATTAATTTTTGATTTTCTTTTTCTATATTGTAGTTGAGTTCTTCATATAATTTTTCAGCTACATCTTCTAAGGCCGTTTCTAACTTAGATTTACCATAAAGATAAGATACTATTTTATCTAGTATATTTAAATCTTTATTGTATTGGTCTCTTAAACCAACATATTGAACCTTCACAATAATATTATCGTCATTATATACACCTTTGTATACCTGACCTATACTACCACTCCTATAAATTTCATCTAAATTAATATCAATTTCAGCTAATACATTATCATCGTCATTATAATATAATTCTTTAATGTATTCATCTGTTTTTTTTTGTAAGTATGGAGTACAATTAGAAAACACTTCGTTATTATCATCATTTTCTAGTGACAATATTTGAGCTACTTTAGTTAACACACCACCATATTTCGCAAGTGTTTTCGTCAAACATTTTATATTTTTAGATTTTTTATCAAAATTATCACCATCACTATTTTGTGTCATATAATTATACATAAAAGATAAACATATAGAACTAGATCTTAACATTATTTTATATATTAGATGTTTATTTAAATTATAATAAATATTTTAAATAATAAACACTTACATAATTTTTGCATAAAAAAAACCCCATTTCAAAAGAAATGGGGTTTTTTAACTAGTCTATAATATTATCGTGTATGTATGATTTCCGCCTTTATATATCCGTGTATGATTTTCCGCCTTTATATATATCCGTGTATGATTTTCCGCCTTTATATATATCCGTGTATGATTTTCCGCCTTTATATATATCCGTGTATGATTTTCCGCCTTTATATATATATCCGTGTATGATTTTCCGCCTTTATATATATATATATATCCGTGTATGATTTCCGCCTTTATATATATATATATCCGTGTATGATTTCCGCCTTTATATATATCCGTGTATGATTTTCCGCCTTTATATATCCGTGTATGATTTTCCGCCTTTATATATATATCCGTGTATGATTTTCCGCCTTTATATATATATCCGTGTATGATTTTCCGCCTTTATATATATATATCCGTGTATGATTTTCCTCCTTTATATACTGAGTTCTTTTTGCGAATGGGCGAATCTACAATTTTTTCCAAATTTACAAGGCATATTATATATTACTGATAGACACATCTTTGTTTTGTATGTAGTTGAATTATTTTTTACTTCTATTTTTGAATGAGCGAATCTACAGTTTTCCCCAAAACTACATTGTGTTCCATACACTACTGAATTACATAATTTTGTCTTGTAATTTACACAATTACTTTTAAGTTCTAGTTGAGAATGTGCAAATCTACAGTTTTCACCAAATCTGCATTGTGTTCCATATTTACACAATATAGTTTTGTATTTGGTATGATTTTCTTCCAACATGATTTTCCGCTTTCTTTCTTGCTCTTCCAACATGATCTTCCGCTTTCTTTCTTGCTCTTCCAACATGATCTTCCGCTTTCTTTCTTGCTCTTCCAACATGATCTTCCGCTGCCTTTCTTGTTCTTCCAACATGATCTTCCGCTGCCTCTCTTGCTCTTCCAACATGATTTTCCTCTGCCTCTCTTGCTCTTCCAACATGATTTTCCGTTGCCTTTCTTTTTCCAACATAATTTGCCTCTGTTGCTTTTGTTGTTCCATTGAGATGTTGTTCTTCAATCCTTTTTTGTAATTGTTTATAATTTGTTTTTGTTGAGCTTTCTTTTGCCTCTTTTTCTCGTTTTTCTTCCATTTCTTCCACTTTCGTGTTTTTTCGAGTTTGTTTTTCTCTTCCCTTTCTTTTTTCTTTCTCATTCTCTCTTCTTTTCCAGCTTTGTTGAGTTTATTTTTCTCTTCCCTTTCCTTTTTCTTCTTGATTCTTTCTTCTTTTTCGATTTGTTTTTGTGATTTTTTCTGGCTTATTTTGTGAAGCAATTCAATGATTCGCTTTTCATTTTCAATCTCCATAATTTTCAGTCTCAATTTTTCGTCTTGAAGTTCTTGTTTGATACTGAATGTCATGTTGATTTTAAAAACGGTTAAAGTACTACCTTTTTCTCTATTTTTACGGGAAGTTAATTGTACCGGTACAGGACAATTAACTTGAGTCGCTCCCCGGGGAGCATTGGTACTGTTACGAACAGTGATCGTTTCGCTTGAGGTGCGAACAACCTGGGGTGACTGATGGATAGACATAGTCAATTTACGATATTTTTTTTTTCAAAAAACAATTTTATTTTGTTGTTTACTAAACAATATAAAAACATAAAATTGTTTTTTTGGAAAAATATTTGATATAAAGCAAGTTAATGGCTTGTCAAAATAATATTGAATTACTAACACAAAGTTTTAATAATATAAGTTTAAAACAAAGAAAACCAGTTTCATTTCGTAAACAATATAAAAATTTATTATTCAGCCAAATTAGAAATGAGACTTGTAAACAAATTACAGACTTAAGATATCTTAAAACCATAGATGGTAACACTCAAATATCTGAGAGGTTATCAATTCGACTAATAGAAAACATATTAGTCGAATTGAATCTAAACTATACTAAAGCTGGTTCTCAACAATCAAAAGACTTTAGAAATATATACAAGAATGTTAAATCTTTAGGTATAAATATTGAAATTAAAAAAACAAATACAACTACAATTTACTTTAATGATACATTACCATCACAAGACATATATTATATAATATTAGTAACTGGAAAACAATACAAAAATCATAAAAAGAATATTCCGCAACAAATAATATTTATTAATGGGTATCAACTTGTTAAGGATGATTTAGACTTATTAAATGAGTATAAACAAGATATTGAATATTTAAAAAATAAATGGGGTAGAAAAAAATATGGTAGTAAAGCAAAATATTTTAAACATTTTAGTGTATACCCTAGACCTACATTTAAAACAGATATTAGATATTTACTAAATTCTCCACAATCATTTCAATTAAAGGAGGTGGAACAGCATTCCCAATTTGAATGATTTGTTTAGTTTTATTTCCACATATCTCATAAGTAGGTGGAAATCCTTGTATTTGTTTTAATTCATCTGGTAATAAACATCTTAAATAATAACCATTTTTATTTTGTAAAGGAACGAATAATCTTGGTTGCCTAGCATATGTACATATAATGGTTTTACTTGGTTTTCTTATATCAATAATCTCTCCACCTACTGGTATTCTTTTTCCAAATGATAATCTGTTTGGATATTCCACACCTCTATAAACATAATCTCTTTTTTTTACTAATGACACTAAATTTGGATGGGGCTTATCATCTTCATCTTCAACATTCTCTAAATCTTTAATAATACATTCTTCTGGAATTGTTTTCATATCAAAGTCTATAGGTGAAATTTTGATTGCTCCTTCCATACTAAATTTTATAATGTTTTTTAAATTTATGTTTCTATTTATTTTTTCAGGAAACTTAAATTGTTTGTTAAGAGATTTTTTAATACCAACTATAATTAGTCTTTCTCTAGATTGTGGAATACCGTATTCACTACATTTTAATACATCGTATACTACATCATATCCTAGTGTTTTAAATTCTTTTGTGATTATATCAATATATTTTTCTCCGTCTAATGTAGTTCTTTTTAACAATCCTTTCACATTTTCACCTATAATGAAATCTGGTTTAACTAACTTTGTTGCTCTCAAGAATTCCCTAAATAATGTATTTCTTGGATCATCTGGTAGTTTTTTACCAGCATTAGAAAATCCTTGACACGGAAATCCAGCAAATATTAAATTTACTTTACCTTGATATTTAATAAACTCTTCATCACTTGTTTTTGTAATATCACCATCTCCTAATAGTTCACAATTTGGGAAATTTATTGTATGTGTTTCTCTAAATACTTTTTCTAGCTCTGAATATGCTACTAACTCACAACCAGCTTTTAACATACCATATGAATCACCACCCATACCAGAAAACAAACTAATACATTTAATCTTATCTACCGACTCTTTTGTCTCTACCGACTCTTTTGTCTCTACCGACTCTTTTGTCTCTACCGACTCTTTTGTCTCTACCGACTCTTTTGTCTCTACCGACTTTTTTGTCTCTACCGACTTTTTTGTCTCTACCGACTCTTTTTTAACACAAGGTGTTTTTCTATTTAAATGTCTGTTATAACTGCTTTTAATAAATTTTTTTCCACAAATTTTACAAATAAAATTCTTATTCATTTTATTATTTTATAAAATAATAATTATTAAACAATTTTATATATATATATATAAATGTTACACAAACTATCTCTTCAAAACATGATCATGGATTATAAAGATCATATGGACAAATCTAAATCTAAAGAAGGACTAGATTCAACCAACACATCTACTCAAAACAATAATGCTGGAACTGTTGCTGCTGTCGGTGCTGGTACATTTACAGTTTTGTTAGTTGCTATGATTGTATTATATGTATATGCTGTAATGATACTAGTCAAAAACTGGAATAAATTAGGTGATGTAGAAAAAATTATTGGATTACTAGGTGTTTTACCAGTTGTACCTGTTGGACCAATTATCACTATAATTGTTGTAAAACTAGGTGTAGCTAAATCTAAAAAATAAACTATATCACACTTTAATTATATTTATAAAATTGATATATACAAAAATATCAATTTATAATTTGACTATGTCTTGCCAACTAGATGATTTTGAAATATTCTATCCGTGGTTTTACGGAGGTGAATTAAAAAATACAATAATTAATAACATTAATAATCCAGAAGATTTTGTAAGTATGAAATTTCAATTACTTAAACTAATGAATGATTTAAAATACATAGAAATACAACCTAATAGTATCATCAATATACATATTGGTTTTAATAGTGAAAATAGTGAGTCGCCTTATTTATCGGATATCCGCAACTGTTTACCTTATGTAAATACGACCAGCAAAACTCAATACAATTTTATGATTGACATCTTTGATACAGACCTAGAAGACACTATAACTAATGTTAATAACAAAGATGTGATAACTAATTATTACAACACATTTTTCCCAACATATCTATCAGTAGATAAAGTTTTTTTAAAAACAAACAAATACTATGATGTAATTTACAGTAATTCTATAAAAGATAAAAAGTTTATTGAACAATTCTACGATGTGTTTGAAATTTTTTTAGCTAATATATCCAAGACACAATCTATGGTTTTTGTATGGAATTCGTGTGTGTATAGTATGTTTAATTCAACCTCTACACTAACTTTTAAAGGTTTAGGAAATGTTGGATACGAAATGTTTAGTGAATTGCTCAAATTTATGTCAAATGATAGGATTTATATGTTTAGTTGGTTATACAACACAGAATATTACTTATATTTAAAACAATTTATATTTTTTAAATATACACATCATAATATTTTACTAGTTGATATTGGCAACAATCTAGTTTTATTCAACAAAGACTTTAAAGAACATTTAAAAATGGTAAACAAATATTATTCAAATAAGTACAATTTATTTGACTTAAAATACACCTATATCAGGTCTTTCACAAAACCTGATTCTAAGTGTAGAGGTGTTATAAATTGTGTTATACCTTTAATATTGTCTAAATTTTTTCGTATCTAGTAATGTGTTTTTCTCTGATATCATATAGTGCTTTAACTAGTAACTTATTTTTTAAATAAATTGGTTTTATACGAGAACATATCATAATTTTGTATGTATCATTAAAATTATAACAAATAAATTTGATTATGTCATAAATTTGATTATAGATAGTTTTTGTATATTTTATTTCTGAAAAAAAAATATCAAAAAAATTAAGTAAACTATTTTTAATGTAAAATAGTTTAAATTTTTTGTAAACATAACATATTTGCTTTTTATTCATGTGCTTATTAATCCATTTTCTTTTAAGATTTGGTCTACTATTGTGATACTTTGTTATTAGATTGATGCTTTTTGTAGGGTGATTTTTGTAAATATAACACAGTAAACAACTAACAACTAAAGATGATCTACCATGACCTCCTTTACAATGTATATAAATACAGCTATTTGTGCTGAGATTTCTAATAATATTAGATAAGTCTATAATTAATCTATCAAAATTTTGATTAACTGGTATATAGTTGTCTTCAATAGGAAAATTAATGTAGTTACACTTAGTTTTATATCTTACTATCTTTTTTTCTTTTTTATGTGTTAAATCAACCATATATTTAACACCTATTTTTTCTAGTTGAGTTACATTATCTTGTGATGGATAACATCCAAATAATGCCTTATTTTTTATAAAATAGGAACAAAAATCCATTTATTGTTTTATATTGACTTCTTAGATTACTTAAAATATTCTTCTACATTATTCATACAACACAACCACCTTGCAAACACAAAGAAAAAATCACTCAACCTATTGACATACCGATATATGCTTTGTTGTAATAAATTATCGATAGATAATTGTTTTTTTGTAGTTACTATATGACTCGTATTAGATAATTTCCACAACATTCTTTCTACTTTTCTAGTCTGGGTTCTACACAAATGACAAGATGAATCACTCAATGTTACACCAGGTAAAATAAACTTGGTTAACTTGGGATTTACAAGTTCCATCTCATCTATAACACTCTCTAACTCGGCTACATTGCTTTCTTCAAACTCTTGTAATTTACATTTCCTATTTGGATTAATTGTTGCTATGTTACTATTAATCTCTTGTAACATACCCTGAATTTTTCGTAACAACAACTTTTTACTAAGATATTGCTCTTCATCACTTATAGTAGAACATAAAAATCCAATTCTACTTGATAACTCATCTATTTCGCCAATCGTTTGAAATATAATCGAATTTTTATATACTTTATTACCATCATACAACGATGTTATACCTTTATCTCCAGTCTTTGTATACACTTTCATTTAACCTATATAATTCATATTTTAAATTAATATATTTTTAATTAATATTAATTTAAAAAATATTTTACATAGATTAATATAAAATAAAATGGAAGATAACTCACTAATCGCATTCAAAGCTATTACCAATTTCACAAAAGAACTAACTAGTGTGTTTGGGAAAACACATAGACCTCTTAAACTATATAACCATTTAATAACCAAAACAACACTTGCCCATGATGAAATAATTAAAAAACATATCCAAGCTTTCAGAGAATTTTGTGTCGAAAACTCTGAGGCTCTTTACGAGAAAAACAAAGAGAAAATCACCAAGACAAAAGTAGAATACTCTAATCGGGTCTATATTGATTTAAAACTCATCTTAAATAAAGCAGATAGAGAAACATCTAATGTCATTTGGCAACATTTACTAACTATTTCTGCTTTAGTCAATCCAGCTGGAAAGGCAAAACAGGTATTGAAAGAACTCAAAGAAAAATCAAATAGTGAAGCATCTAATGAAATTGATTTCATTCAAAATCTTATTTCAAAGGTAGAAACTGAAGTCGATCCTAATGCTAACCCACTAGAAGCTGTCACTTCTATTATGCAATCAGGTATGTTCCAAAACTTGGTTACTGATATCACAGAAAATGTTAATAGTGGAAATTTCAATATTAACAGAATGATAGGATCTCTACGAGGAGTTATTACAGAATTCTCAGAAGATGGTGAGTCAGAAAACCAAGCAACTAATATACTAGACTCAGCTATGGCTACTCTAGAAAACACAGACATGTCTAACCCAGAAGAAAGCATGCAGAACTTATCTGGAATGTTCTCAAAAATGTTGTTTGAAAGTGATTTACAATCAAATGACAAACAAAAAATCCAAGAATTAATGGATCAGAGTTTTACAAATAAAAATGAATAAATTAAAAAATAATAATGTATAATAGTGATGACTGATTTTTTACCTCATAATGTACAATATTTAATTGGACAATTTTTATTTCCTAATAAACATAATATTACTATTTCTAAACATATGTCTAAAGGAATTTTAACTAATAAAGACTATAAATACTGCTTCGTATGTTTAGAAATATCCAAATGTCAAACATATGATAGTGTAGATGTTTGTAACGAATGTGTTGTTACAAACATATGTATAATTTGTGACAAATTATTATCGGTAGATAAAATATATTTTCCTTATCAACCTGAGTGCGATAGATGTCAATACTTAATGAGTTTGGACGATAGATATATATTTGAAGAAAATGAAATATATTTCTATAATTAATTTTGTGTTTATCTACATTTGTGTGGAGCACTATTTTTAAAATTATCCCAGCAGGATGATACTTCCTGGAATAGTCTAGTTGCTTCTTTGCCTGCTTTATCAGGATGATTTTTCCTGATCCATTGAAACCAAGATTTTCTAGTAATTTCACCTTTATCATTTGCTAAAAATTTACATAAATTTTTAAGATTACAAACTCCTAATTCTCTTCTAAGATCAGCAGGACTAGGTCTATTAGCACCTGCGGCACCGGCAGCACCAGCACCTGGACTTCCGGCAGCACCAGCACCAGCACCTGCGGCACCGGCAGCACCAGCACCAGCACCAGCACCTGCGGCACCAGCACCTGCGGCACCAGCACCAGCACCAGCACCTGCGGCACCAGCACCAGCACCTGGACTTCCGGCAGCACCAGCACCTGGTCGTCTTCTTTTTTGTTTTACACATCTTCCAGTATTAGGTTTACACACTTGTCCTTTTCTTTCACACTTACGTCTCTTAGAATCAATACAATTATTTTCAGGGCATATTCTTAAAAGCTGCTCTAGTTCTGCTTTTTTAAGACCAGAATATCCTTTGCAACCTCTTCTTTTTAACTCTGCTTTAAGACCTGCAACACCTGCAGCACCACCAGCACCTGCAGCACCACCAGCACCTGCAGCACCACCAGCACCTGCAGCACCTGCTCTTAGAACACATTTTCCAGTACTAGGTTTACAAACCTTTCCTAGTCTATCACATAGATTTCTTTTATATGGTATACAATTATTTTCAGGACATATTCTTAAAAGGTCTTCTAATTCCAACCTTCCTAGATTGGAATATCCTTTACAACCTCGTCTTTTACATTCTGCTTTCAATTCTTTGATAGTTGGCATTATTTATTAATTATAAAAAATATAAAAATTTTTTTATTTTTTTTATATTTTTTTTTATAAATTAATGGAAAATATTCCCGATGAAATGACAAGACATATCTTTACATTTTTAGATACAAAAGAATGTTGTAGAATAAAAAATGTATCTACAACATTTAATAATATAGTTAATACTGAATTATTAGATAGAATAGGTACAAATAATTCAATCGAAATTTGTCTCATATTATCACAAGACACTATTGCTCGTAATATGAGACATATTACATCATCTTGGTATAAAAAGAAATGTTATAATCCAGATGATAGAGTTATTTTAAAATTTTAATGATTGTGTATAATTCTGAATTCTTTAATAGAATTGTTGTGGTCTAAATTCCAAAGCATTCTTTGTAATCGTAATCCATCTTCTACAGCATCTGAACTATATTCAAATATAAATGTTGATGTTGGATGAAGAGGATCTTCTCTTTTTAATAAATATGATTGATAATCAAAATTAATTAAATAATCTTCAAATTTAAAATCATTATAAAGTAAATTATTTAAATCTTCAAATTCCCATTCTTGTAATTTAGTTTCATCTATTACTATTTCTAATTTTAATTTAGGTTTCTTGGGGCTAGGTTTCTTGGGGCTAGGTTTCTTGGGGCTAGGTTTCTTGGGGCTAGGTTTCTTGGGGCTAGGTTTTTTACCAGCAGCACCGGCGGTACTAGGTTTCTTGGGACTAGGTTTTTTACCAGCAGCACCGGCGGTACTAGGTTTCTTACCAGCGGCACCGGCAGCATCTGGTCGTCTTCTTTTTGGGTGTTTTACACATCTTCCAGTCTTAGGTTTACACATTTGTCCTTTTTTTGCACACTTGACTCTTCTAGATACGACACAGTTATTTTCAGGACACATACTTAAAAGTTTTTCTAAATCGGATTTCTTAAGACCAGAATATCCTTTACAACCTTTTCTTTTCAAATCTTCTTTCAATTGTTTAACAGTTGGCATTATTTATTATAAATAAATTTTATTGAAAAATTCAAAATTAAATATAGTCTTTATCAATACTATTGTAATTAGTAGGATCACTTAAAAAGGCACTATAAGCTCGTTCATGAACTAACGATTCATGAGATACATAATAAGAATTATATAACTTCATTAAAATAACTAATACATATGTACTAAACGGAGTTAAACTTCTAAATCCATAGTATTTATAATATATGTCTACTGCCGAAACAGCGATATTTACTACTTGGTTACAAACACATATTTTCGTGATTAAACTATAGTATTTATTCATAACCCTCATTTCTTTTTTAAACTTAGGATATCTCTCTATCTCGGTATCAAGATTAGCTATCGATTTATTTAAATCGATATCTAAATACTTTATACACCATCTTTCTCTTTTTAATTCTATATAGTACATACATAAAAAAAAACAGAAATTAAGCAAGTTAATGTAAAGAGCGATTCTATGAAACATTGTGGTGTCTTGTATGTTTTGTATTATGGTACAAGAACTTGTACCACAGTACTTAGGAACAGTTAATGTTAAGAAAGTACCAACAAAAATCTTATAAATTTCAATTAAAAATTTGAAAGTAGACTTAACATATTGTTTTTTATCTTGTGAAACGAACATTTATTATGATTGTTGTATAATTTTAAATCGTGTTTAATTAACCATAATATTTAAGTTTAGCATAATAAGTTAAGGCATATACACACGATATTATGACTAGAGTTATTGTTGAGTAAATAGTAATAACTTTACAAGTACAATTAGTAGGTTCATTATTTCTTTGTAAATTTTCCATTTATTATAATATAAGTTATTTAAAACTGGTATTCTTACTTTTATAATGGACTTGTTAAACAATTATAAAATTATGAAAACATTTTATCATGTATCTCAAGAGCTAGATACATTTAATTCATCGTATATTTACGGGGAAGCTAGACCACTAGATATAGTAAATATTTTAAAATCACATAATTATGATGAGTTAGATAGTTTTATAGATATAGGCAGTGGTTGTGGTAAAATAGTGTTATCAGTCGCATTTATGCTTAACATAAATGCGACAGGAGTAGAAATAGATAAAAATAGGTACAAACAAAGTTTGAAACTACTAGAAAACACCCAATTACATAATCTAGTTTACTTTGAAAATTGTAATTTCCAAAACATCTATTTTGGAAATTACACTATATTGTATTGTTGTAATTTAGTGTTTTGTGAAACAACTAACAAATTATTATATAATAAAATTATTAACGAGTTTACGGGAGTATTCATTTTGTGCAACTATGATTACTCTCTCAAAAAATATCTTAAATCAACACATGTGGTTAAAACTAGTTGGAATGTAAAACAAAACTTATATGTGTTTTACAAGTGATTACTTCGTGATTACTTCGTGATTACTTCGTGATTACTTCGTGTGTATTTTTAACATAGTCATATCGACAGGGTTTGAATATAATTTTAATGCCTGCTGCATAGACATTTCTGGTTTGCTTAGTCTTTTGTTAACATAATTATGTAAATCTACAAAAAACTTAAAAAGATTATCACGATATGATACTATGTTATCTAAGTTAGGTGTCATTAAGTCAATGTAGGCAGAACAGTGATCAGCACAGTTTTGACAAGATATAATAAAAGGAACACCAAGTATAAATCCCTTCATTCTTTCTTTACATAAGTTATTGGCTTCTTTTGGATAGTTTAAACTACCTATGTGTAAAACTAACCACAAACAAGGACCCCATATTTCGGGTTTTGCTAGGTTTACACCATTTAATTTCTGACAATCGTTGTTACATTTGGTATTTGTTTCAAGTTTGGTACAATTGTTGGAATAGTTTACCAAATGTCTAGCAGTAGAATAGCTATATGAACTCATTATTTATTAATAGTATAATTAAATTAATAAATAAGTAATTAATAAATGGGTAATCTAAAATCAAAACAAGAAATAGTATCTTGTATTATATGTAAAATCACATACGGCGAAGTAGCCGTATGTAAACTATTCAGTATGAGTAACATATACAATAAACAATATATCTGTTCAAGATGCTATCCAGAAATAAAAGTTTATTCAGAATTATCTAACACAAAAAATTTTAGTAAAATAAACAGAAAACACATTAATTGTGAATGGTGTCAAATCAATATAATTGATGAAGACATTTTCAAAATTTATTGGAAAGGAAAATTCAACGAGCATTTAATGTGTAGTCAATGCTTTTATGATAAAGATCGTAGAAGATATAACTATAATCTGGTATAATTAATACCATCTAGATTCATATTTCTGTCTGTTTCTAATATTCATTTGTTTAGAAATTAAATCGGCTCTTTGTTCATTTGAATCATGGATAAAAGAAAGACAACCATCAAATTTATCAGTGTCATTACTACACTCTCTTACTTGACGAAAATATGCGGGTTTAATAGCATCCATAGGATCTTTGTATAAATAACCATACACATTGGTTTCATTTGAAAATACGGGATTGAAAAAGGCATCTTTTTGCTTGTTGTTTACATAGTATTCAACATCACCACGAGTAATATCTTTATAGTTTCTGTAAACAGTTCGATTATTACTCAAATTTTCATCTGTGAAAATACTCTTAATGTTTGCTGTACTGTCAATAGGAGGTCTATCTAATTGTAATATTTCACCTCTCATTTGGTCAAATAAACGAGGATCTCGTTTACAATTGTAATCATATCTGTTATCATACAATTTCTGATTTAGAACATACATTCCTTCGTTTTTCCTAGGTAGTCTTTCTACTTGAAAGACATTGTTTTGTTTTTCACAATCTTTGGGTAAACTACAATTTTTTATAGCAAGATTTGTTTGATAATCATTATTACATGTGATATTTAAATTGTTATTTATCATTTATTTAACAATAATATTATTTATGAAATATTATTGTTAAATAAATGCAACTGTTTATTAAAACTTTTCTAGATAATAAAACTATAGTTTTACACAATGTTGATAGCACTATTACGGTATACCAACTAAAACAAATTATCAACAAAAAATTAAAAACCTTTATTAGTTGTAAAGTACCCGATTACTTTTTATATTATCATTGTGTTTATCTAAAAGAAACACAAACTTTACAAAAAAGCGATATTATTAATGAAAGCACTATTTATCTTAGACTCAAATTTTTCCATTAATTTATTGTAATGCGAACTTCTCTAGACTTTTTTCAGTTTTACTTGACAACTTTTTGTCAAGTAACTTTTTACAAGACCCCTCGCTAAACAGCAATATTTCGGGTATAAACTTAATCTTCTTGATTTTGTCTAAATTTTTACCTAGTTGTTTTTCACTTTCTCTATCACCATCTATTTGTATAGTAGCACAGAAAATTTCATCACTATGATTATCCGCAAATTTTTGATAGATTGGTTTAAATTCACTGCAAGCTCCACACCATGACGCTTGAACCATTACAATTACTTTTTTGTCTTTAGGTATTTCTTTGTTAATTATTTCTCCTTTGTTATTGAAATCGGTAATTTCTAGATATGCTATCTTTCCAGACAATGACATTTATTATAATTATTTTAATATAATAAATGAATAAAAAAGCTATTATAATTTTAATTGTATTAAGTCTTATTTTAATTGGTGGAGGTGTAGCTATTGCTGTTAAAAGTAAGTATAGTAGTAGTTCTGTAAGCGGTTCTAATCAACCTAAATCTTGTCCTAAAAATTGTTCTGGAAATGGTACTTGCGATACAAAGACTGGTGTATGTCTTTGTAAAAGTGGATATGGTGGAACCGATTGTTCTCTTACTTGTCCTAGCAGTTGTAAGGGAAGTTGTGATTATTCTACAGATAAAGTTGTTTGTAAATGTGCTGATACTAATACCATACCACCATTATGCAAACAAAAATATTTACATGATGATGGTACTATAAATAATTTTAACTATTCTTATACATTATCTAAAATGTCATCTGGTGATACTGTGTTAACTAGACCTAATACTAGTGAACTACCATCTGATAATAATAGAATATTTATAGAAATAGCGATAGCAGCGGCGAATACACCTGATAATATAACTAAATATAGATTAACTAATACAGTAGGAAATAGATTTTATCTTAAAGTTGATCCGACATATCCATATCTTAATTATGTATGTCTTATACCTAAAGGTGATACTAGTAAAACAGAGTTTTTATTTATCAATGCAGAAAAAGACCCCACCAATTTTAATATTATTACACTCGAAGTTAAGGTTCTGATGATGATAAAAGATCCTAATACTAATTACATATTTTTATTTGATCCATACAATACGGGTTTATCATATTTTTCTACTAAATATGCTTCTTATACTAACAATATATTAAAATTCCCAAATAATTGTTTACCATAAAATTATTATAAAAAAAAAATAATATATAAATGAACAAACAAGCTATTATAATTTTAATTGTTGTATTAAGTCTTATTTTAATTGGTGGAGGTGTAGCTATTGCTATTACTAGTAGTTCTAGTAGTAGTGGTGGTAGTGGTGGTAGTGGTGGTAGTGGTGGTGGTTCTTCTCCTGTTTCATGTCCAACAGGTGAAGTTGCTGGTACTACATCAAATACTAATATGAATTGTTATAGAAAACCAACAAATGCAGAAATAGGTGATATGGGTTATTCTCAAACTGGAATATGGTTAGATCTTGAAGGTACCGGTCATTGTTTTAATTATTGTAGATTAGTAGGTAATAATGCAGACCAGTATTCATGTACAAATCAAATTAGGCAAGGTAGTAATACGTTCAATACATATGCATACACAGGAAAATCTACTGATCCAGCGGGTAGTCAAGGAGCGAAATTATGGAATTTTTGGTCTCAGAATAATACAAATAATGTAATAAATTTTACAGGAGATTGTAAAACTGTTTTAGCTGGACTTGCTAGTAGTTCTAGTAGTGGTGGTAGTGGTGGTAGTGGTGGTAGTGGTGGTAGTGGTGGTAGTGGTGGTAGTGGTGGTAGTGGTGGTAGTGGTGGTAGTGGTGGTAGTGGTGGTGGTTCTTCTCCTGTTTTATGTCCAACAGGTGAACTTGCTGGTACTACATCAAATACTAATATGAATTGTTATAGAAAACCAACAAATATAGAAATAGGTGATATGGGTTATACTGGAAGTGGAATATGGTTAGATCTTGAAGGTACCGGTCATTGTTTTAATTATTGTAGATTAGCAGGTAATGGAGACCAGTTTGTATGTACAAATCAAATTAGGCAAGGTAGTTATATGTTCAATACATATGCATACACAGGAAAATCTACTGATCCAGCGGGTAGTAAAGGAGCGAAATTATGGAATTTTTGGACTCAGAATAATACAAATAATGTAATAAATTTTACAGGAGATTGTAAAACTGTTTTAGCTGGACTTACTAGTGGTCTAGTTTATAGAAAACCATCAAATACAGAAATAGGTGATATGGGTTATTCTGGATCTGAAAGATGGTTAGATCTTGAAGGTACCGGTAATTGTTTTAATTATTGTAGATTAGTAGGTAATAATTCAGACTGGTATGCATGTACAAACCAAGTTAGTGATCTAAGTCCTATTTCAACATATCATTATTTAGGAGCAGCATCATCTCCTGCGGATAGTATAGGAGGGAAATTATGGGCATTTCAGAAAAGTGGAAATCCTGCTCCAAAACCTTGTAATTTATAATTTTAGTATTTCGCCAATATATGAGAAAATAAATACTGATTTTCTTGTAATTTTGGTACATTAACAGGAATATTTTTCCGTCTCATGTCATATATTCTTAGTACAACTTTATTTAAAATTTTATTTAACAAAAAATACTTTTTTGGAATACTTGAAAGACAACTTTTACACGATTGATCTGTTAGTTTTAAATTCAAAAAAATACCAAGTCTTTTATCATTAATTTTATTAGCAAACCACTGATGTAAAATTACAGATCTACTTTTTAATAAATGTTCATATAATCCTTGATGAGATAAACCAGAAATAACTAGATTAGTTTCAATGTGTGTTGGATATTGTTTTACAAATAGTTCCATTATTTGTCTGTGTTTATTTAAGTTTAAATCTAAGTTAAAATAAACAATGTTAAATAGTTTATCGGTGTAATAGTCTACGAGTTTTTCTGTTAAACTTTTACTTAATATTTTTGTAAGTATATTATGAATTTGATAGTTAAATTCCGTTATTTCATTATCTAAATACATTATTATATTAGTATAATAATGTATTTAAATTTAAAATATTATATTAAAATTAAAAATGAAATTTAAAAAAATATTTTGTTAAAGTTAATATTATTAAAAATGTCAAGGAAATACCAGAAAAAAAATCCAATCGAACATTGTTTGTTAAGACCTGATATGTATGTCGGTTCTAAACGACTTAAAAAACAATTTGACTATATAGCTAATATTACAGACGAAGATAGCTTTAACATAATTAATAAAGAAATCACATATTCCGCTGCCGTACTACGAGTGTTTATAGAGGCTTTGTCAAATGCGATTGACAATGTCGAAAGAAGTAAGTCGAGCGACACTCCATGTACTACAATAAAAGTTACAATTGACCAAGAATCTGGTGAAACCAAAGTTTGGAATGATGGTTTGGTTGTTCCAATTGAACAACATGACGAAGAAAACTGTTATATTCATAGTATGATTTTTGGTCAATTGCTAACGGGAGAAAACTATGATGATGATGAAGAAAGAACAGTATCTGGTAGAAATGGATTAGGTATTAAATTGGCAAATATTTACTCTAAAGAATTTACAGTAAAAGGTGTTGACCCTGTTAAACAAAAAATGCTAACACAAAAATGGACTAATAACATGAGAGAGACCAAGGGTGCAGTAGTAAAAGCTTCAAAACTTAAAAAAGGTTACACAGAAGTGTCTTGGAAACCAGATTTTGAATGGTTTGGTTTGAAAAATGGATACACCCGAGACATTATTAGTTTGTATACTCGATTTGTAATTGATGCGGCAATGTTATCAAAAGTTAAAGTTTACTTTAATTCTAAAAAAGTTAATGTAAACAACTTGGAAGGCTACTCTAAACTTTATGAAAATTCATCAAATGAAAAACTAGTTTTAAAATCTGTTGATTCAGAAGTTTTGCTTACTAGTTCCGAATCACCAGAACTAGAAGTAATTTCATTTGTGAATGGAGTTTACACAAGACTTGGAGGACAACATGTCGATGATTGGACAGAAACTATTTTTCGACCAATCATTGAAAAAACCAACAAAAAATACAAATCAAAAGGAATCAAACTAAACATAGCAGATATTAAAAAATATTTTAGAATATTTGTTGTGTCTGTCGTAAATAAACCTGAATTTAACGGTCAAGAAAAACATAGACTAGAGTCACCCGGTGTAAAAACCAACATAACAACAGCAAATGTCAACAAGATTTTTAAGTGGTCTTTTATTGAAAAGATACAAGATCTTGTTAGACTCAAAGAGTTATCAAACATTAAAAAATCTGAAAAACGAGATAAACGAGTGAAAATAGAGGGACTAGACCGAGCAAACAAAGCAGGAACAAAAGATTCGCATCAATGTTCTTTGTTTATTTGTGAAGGACTATCAGCAAAAACATATGTGGTTGCTGGCATCCAAAAGGGTGTATATGGTAAGAAAGGAAGAGATTGGTTTGGTGTTCTTCCGGTTACTGGTAAAATACTAAATGTGAGAAATGCTTCTGTTAAAAGTATTATGGGAAACAAAGTGGTATTGAAAATTATTCAAACACTAGGTTTGAAACAAGGTGTAGACTACACAATTGAATCAAACTATAAAACCTTAAACTATGGTAAAGTTATTATCATAGCAGATGCAGATGTAGACGGAATTCACATTGAAGGATTGATTATCAACTTTATACACACTCTATATCCAAGTTTGTTAAACAGAGAATCACCATTTGTTGTAAGTATGAAAACACCAATTGCTAGAGTTATCAAAAAATCAAAAGACCAACTATTTTACGATGAAAGAAATTTTGTAGAATGGCTAGAAAACCAAAAGTCTAAGGTAAACATTAAATACTATAAAGGACTTGGTACAACAAAACCATCGGATGTTCCTGATACCTTTGGACTTAAAATGGTAGAATATAAACGAGATGAAATGACTGACAAAAATCTCAATAAGATATTTGATAAAAATTCAGCTGATTTAAGAAAAACTTGGTTGGAACAATACAATCCTGACAATGTAATATTTTCACTCGATAGTGTCGACAAAGTTTGTAACTTATCAATTTCAAACTTTGTCGACGGAGAGATGATTAAGTTTTCTATGGCAGATTGTAATCGCAGTATCCCCAATCTAATTGACGGATTAAAAGAATCGCAAAGAAAGTTGTTGTATGCGGTTAAAAAAAGAAATTTGAAATATTCAGGGAAATCACTCAAAGTAGCACAATTAGCTGGATATACTGCAGAACATTCCAACTATCACCACGGAGAGAAAAATTTGTTTGATACTATTATTGGTATGGCAAATGAATTTCCAGGAACCAACAACATACCTTTGTTGTATCGAGATGGTATGTTTGGAACCAGATTAGAAGGAGGAAAAGATGCAGCAGATGGTAGGTACATTTTCACAAAAATGGAGTATCTCACAGAATATATTTTCAAGGAAGAAGACGAACCATTACTTAAACAAGTCAACGATGACGGAGACTTTGTTCAACCCGAGTTTTATGTACCTATCATTCCAATGATCTTGGTAAACGGATGTACTGCGGGTATTGGAACTGGTTGGTCTAGTTCCATTCCTTGTTATAATCCAATGGATATTACAAATGCTATTAAAATTTGGTTAGACAATGGTAATTCTTGTGTCAAAACAAGTCAAGATGGTGCTGGTGAAGAAGTTGTAATACCCGAGTTAATTCCTTGGTACAGAGGATTTAATGGTGTTATTGAAAAAGATGTAAATAATGATAAAAGGTATGTTTCTCGTGGTATTATAACACAAGAAAAAAAAGACAATTTTGAGATATCTGAGTTGCCTATTGGAGTGTGGACTGATAAGTTTAAAGATTTTTGTGAAGATTTAAGAATTGAGAAAAAGATTAAAGATATGAAAAATTATTCAACACCTCGAGATGTTAAGTTTAAGATAAAATGTGCTGACAAATTCGCAACTCTAGAAAACTTTAAATTACACAGCTACATATATGAATCAAATATGGTTTTGTTTGACGAAACAAACAAGATCGTAAAAAATGAGTCAGTTAATGACATACTTGATTCATTTTGTAAAGTCAGGTATCATTACTATCAACTCAGAAAGAAACTACAAGTAAAATTAATTAAACAAAAACTCAAAACACTTAACAACAAACACAAATTTATTCAACAAGTGATTGATAGAAAATTAGATGTTATGTTTCGAAATGAAGCAGACATCATTCAAGACTTAGAAAGCAAAAATTACGATAAACAAGATGACAGCTACAACTACTTGTTGTCATTACAAATCAGAACCTTTACACGGGAAAAAATAGCGACATTAAAACAAGAAATCAAAGATTTAGAGAATAAGTTGTATTATCTGTTAAAGATAACTGAGAAACAAATGTGGTTAAGAGATTTACAAACATTTGAAGAAGCTTACCGAAAGTTTTTAGAATTAGTTTAAAATTATGATTAGAGATAGGTTAGTAGTAAATTAATTATTTTTTTTGACATTATTATAAATAATGTCAACAACTAAAACAACTAATTGTAATACATCTAATACATCTAATACATCGGGTGGATGTGAATGTAATGCAGGCTACATAGTAAACTCTTCTGGTAATGCTTGTGTACAGTGCTCACAAGGTACTTATCAACCTTTTAATAATACATTAAGAACACAATGTGATCCTTGCGCTCCTGGATATACATCAAGTAGTGATAACTCACAATGTGTATCATGTCCAAGTGGCACTTATAATGATGTAATGGGTGGTACTTGTAAACCTTGTGCAGATGGTACTTATAGTAATAGTACAAATAATACTACTGTTTGTTCAAAATGTTCTCCAGGATACATGTCAAATTCTACTAAAACAGGTTGTGTTCAATGTCCAAGTGGTACTTATAATGATGTAACGGGAGGTACTTGTAAACCTTGTGCAGATGGTACTTATAGTAATAGTACAAATAATACTGTTTGTTCAAAATGTTCTCCAGGATACATGTCAAATTCTACTAAAACAGATTGTGTTCAATGT